GGTGTTGCTCAACTACAAATTCTGGTAATTGTGCATTAAGTATGTTTGAGATTTTGTCATTAAATTTTGCCATTGAACACTAGTAACTTGTTTTAGTCGTGTAACCAACTCCTGCCTCAGCAGAACCTCCTACAAAAGTATCTTCTTCTACCGTTATGTTTGAATTTGCAACATCTATTTCTATAATTTGATTTCTTACAGGTACAACATCATTAGAACTTGGTGTAACTGTTAATTCAATTACAGATGATGACGCACCTCTAATATTTGAAATTGATGAAACATTTAAAGAATTAATTGTAATTTGTCCTGTACTATAATCAATTGTACCTTGTGTGTTATTAGCATATGTTCTAATACCAGATGATAGATAATATCTTCTAACGTTACCTAATCCATCATCATCTAAAAACATTTCGTTTGAATTACCTGCAACTGTAAATCCTGTAGATGATAAAACTGGTTCGTGTCCTGTGTGAGGATTGTATATCGCATTTCTAAAGTAAACATCATATCTTGTAGATGAACTTAATGTAGGTGTAAATGATTTTCTCATATCAACTGTTGTGATATTTGAAAGTATAGAAGTGTCAACATCATCTATTAAACCTGTTAGTTTTGAATATCTAAACACAGCATCAAATTTTTGTAAAGTGTTTGTATTGTAATTTGTAATCGCACTTATAATTTCTGATTTTAAAGTGTCTGCTGTTTTTGTTGTTGATTTTTTATCATACTTAGCGTTTACTGTTAATAATAAAGATGTAGTTTCTGGATCAACAATCTCTGGTCTTACTGACGCCACGTTATATGGTTGTAAAGATGTAACAATATTATTTTTAGTTGCGTTTGTTAAAGTTGAACCTGACGCCGCTTTAATAGCAATTTTTACAACACCATAAACTGGAGTTTCATCATCTTCCCCACCCCAAGCACTTACTGATAAAGCATTTGGATAAATTGATTTTACAATTGTTTCGTAATCTGTTGTAGTTACAGCACGATCTTGTGCTGTGTATTGTAATGGTGCATTGAATCTAATTGACTCTTTTGATTCAGCTTCTGCACCACCTTGTGCTGATGAATTAGTTGTAATTGAAACATTTGTAAAACTATCTATAGAACCAGACAAAGCAAAAGTTGAAGCACCGTTTGCCTCAGACTTATTTGTAACAACGTATTCTAAAATTACAATGTTACCATCTGATAAGTTTTGTCCTATAACACCGTCGCCAAAATAGACTTCAAACTTACCTGATTCAGTTTCTTGTAAGAAATATGCCTTTGATGTTGATGTTAAACTTTTTAAACCACTTGCAAGTGTGTAAGTTGTGATTGAGGTATCAACTGAAGAATTTTGAACAGTAACTTTTAATGTAGATGTATCAGCATTGGCACTTGGTATAATAAATTTTTGATCTACGTCTGTACTATCTACTGTATAACGATAAGTTACTAAAGTACCCTCATATATATTTACATTTGAAAAATTGTAAACACCATCTGACGGTGAAATAGTTACATCTTCGTTTGTAACAAATTGATATGATATGCCATCTACTGAAGTTGTAAATGATGTTCCTTTATCCATTGTAATAGAAGCACCAGTAGCATTATTAACTTGTATATCAATATTTGCAATTGGAGCTCTAGGTGATGATGGTGTGTAACCTAACATCTTTGCTAATGAAACAATATTTTTTCTGATGTCAGCACTATCCAAATATAATTCATTTGCTAACATATTAGCATTGAATCCTAGATAGTGTGTATTGTAAGCAAGTGTATCTAATAAAACAGCAAAACCAGAACCTTCAAAATTATAATCTGAAAATTCTGTTTGATCTTGTAAGAATGCTTTTAAGTTTAATTTTATATTATCAAAATCAAAATCTGAAACTACTAATTTATTACTTGCCATTTTATCTTAATCTTTCTAAAAATGTTTCTACTGTTACTGGATCAGGTATACCTATTACATAAAACATAATTCTTAAATGATAATTGTTTCTATCAATATCAGGATTTGCTAAAATTTGAACTAAATTTATTCTTGGTTCAAAATTTAATAAAACTTCTTCTACTTTTCTTTTTAAATTAATAGCTGTTAAAGGTGTTATTGGTTCAAATAATAAATCCCTAACACCACTACCAATTTCAGGATGAAAAGGTCTTTCATAATGTCTTGTGTTAATCAAATTTCTAACACTTCTTTTTACTGCCTCAACATCTGTTAATTTGTTGACATCATTAGTTACTGTATTACGACCAAAATCTAAATCTAAATCTTTATAGATTCTATTTGTTCTTTTAGAATTATTGGTATTACTAGCATCATAGTTTGGCATAACAGTAATATTTATACGTTAACCTGCAAAAACATTTGAAGAACCTGTAGCTGCGTGACCACAAGTTGCTGTATCTCCTGCAACATTGATAACTATACTATTTACTCTTACAGTTTGCGAATTATTATTTGCCTGAAGTGTAGGCGCACAATGAATAGGCACTAGAGGACAAGGAGGATGAGCCGCAACACTATCTCCTAGTCTTGCAACTGACTTTCCGTTGACTTTTACATTTTCTGAACCACTTGTAATTGTGCCACTTGCATTATCATCATCTTTTCTACTAATACCAGGCATTTATTTACCTTGTCTGTTGTAAATTTTAAATGAACGTTTTTTATGTTTGTTCATTGAACTCTTTTTTACGTTACTTCTATTACCTTGTGATGTTTTTTTAGGTATTCTTTCGTGTTTTATCTGTTCTTTTACTTTTGCCATTGATTTTTATGCTCCATTAAACGAATCATAGTCCATTGAGTCGTATTTTACCTCATTTGGATCAAATCCGTCTTTTTCCTTGTGTCGGCAATGTGTACAACACAAAGTTTCTTGTTTTTCGCCATAATTTTGAAAACAATAACCATCACAATGACAATTATGTCCGCAATTTTGACATTTTTCTTTCATAAGTCTATTTATCTTAAAAATTACAACTTACTTGAGCGTGAGTCGTTCTATTATCAACCATATTTTTTAATTTTTCTTTCGAATCACTTGATTTTTTGTCTGATTCGCTTGATTCGGCACTTCCCAACTCAACTTTTGGCAAAAATTTGCAATTTTGCACGTTTTTTGAGCAAGAAAAGAGAACAAAACAAGAACATAGTAAAAAAATAATGGTTTTTTTTGTCATTTTCGGGATTATTTAGTTGACATTTGGGTATTTTTCCTATAATATGGACGTATATGATGACAAAAACACAAAAAACAAACAATTTAACTATAGTTAGAAATGTTGCTTATAGTCAAATTAAAAAAATGAAAAAAAACATTAAAGAAATCGTTGAAGTTGACAAAGAACTTTTAGATATAATTGATATTAATATGAAAAATGCAATTAATAAAATTATACACGATTATAACTTTAAAAAAATAAACCAATAAAGAAACACTATGAGAAAATATAAAACATATCCAGTTGACAATTCAAAAACTATTTTTGTACCTACTCGTATTAATAAATCAGTTGTACATAGAATAATGAAAAAAAATAGTAAAGACGCTATTTTTAGATCAGTTGAACTTTCAAATGCAAAAAAATTAGAAAGTGATTTAAATTTAGATGAAGTTGTTGCTAAAAATCAACTAAAAGAAAAAATAACAAAAGTTTTATCTACTCTTACACCGAGAGAAGAAAGAGTTATAAGAATGAGATTTGGTATCGGTTTGAATACTGACTATACTTTAGAAGAAGTAGGTCTACAATTTAGTGTAACCAGAGAAAGAGTTAGAACGATAGAAGCAAAAGCTTTAAGAAAATTAAAAGATCCTAGTAGAACTAAAGAATTAAAAGATTATTTACAAGTTGCATAACAAAAAGGAGAAAAAATATGACTAACATTTTCGCAATAACAGGAATATTATCGTTGATATTTGCCGCTGGTGCCATAGAAGATTGTAATGGTGCTTGTATCGGACAAGAAAATTGGATTGCATTTTTTATTTGCTTGACAATCGCTATAATTTCTGTTATACTAACTATATTAACAATGAAAAAGGAGACTAACTAATATGATAAAAGTAGAAAAAACAGCAAAGACACTAGACGAAGGAATTAAAAACTTAATGGCTGGTGCTAAACAAGACTATGAAAGAATGTCAACAATGGGTGGTAAAGAACTTACAGGTTATGCTAAAGAACAAGTTGACACTTGGGACAATAAAGTAAAAGTTACACAAGGTAAAAAGTATATTAAAGTTGTACACGACACTGGTGTTTTTTGTTTTATTGCAAAAGAAGATTTTAAACATTTTAAAAAAGGTGATATATTAAAGGCGGCAGGCTGGAATGCACCTGCTTTGAACTCACCAAGAGGAAATGTATTAACAGGTAACTATCCAATTGAATGGACAGGACCTTTATATTTAAAATAACCAACATAGGAGAACATTATGACAAATGAACAATTAAGAAATGAAATTATTAACGTTGCAAAGAAAGTTGGTGCTACAGATGTAAATG